AGTAAATGCCCTTGGGCCACGGGCCGTTCAGCGATTTCAGGCCAATGGATTCGTATTCTTCCAGGCTGAACACTTGCACGGGATAGTCCAAGCCGCCGCCGTAAATGGGCACACCGTTGCTGGTGGTGGTCACGCGCACAAATGCCGATTCAATCACCAAGGGGCGTTCGTAATAGCCCGTGATGGTGGTGCTGGCGACCGTTTGGGCCTTGCTGACGGTGTATGTGCCGCCTTCGTTGACGTTGCCGCCAGCGCCCGTCAGGAAGCCCACAATTGTGGTTCCCGCGGTGACGCCTGTGCCGCTGATGGTTTGGCCGATGGTGATGGCGCCCTGGGTCACGCCGTTGGCCGGAATAGTCAAGGTTGTGCCAGCAATCGAACCCGTGAAGGTTGAACCCACCTGACCGCCTGGGCCGATGGTGTACTGAATTTGATTTTGGACGCAAGGGAAAATGATTTCGGTGCGATAGAACACCATCATGTTTTCGTTCGACCATTGGGCGCACATGTCATTCAACATGTCGAATGCGTCTTGCGCGGCATCAGCGTTGGGCGTTTCCCCCGCTTCCAATGCGCCAATGTCTTTCAATGCGCGGCTGATGATGTCAATCGGTTGCGTCATGCTCACCCCTTAAATGTTGGGCGTGAATTTTTGCGGCATCCACGGTGGCACAACCACCGAATAAGCCAGCAAGGCGTTCACTTGTTCTTCCAGGCGTGACGTAATCAAATGCTTGCCGTCACGCATCGCTTCGTTCTGAATCCAGCCAATCACCATTTCTTCGGTCACATCCAAAAACGGCACTTTGCCTTCGGGTTCGGCAAACGTCCAAAACCCTTCAGTTTCCACCACCACATCGCCTTCAGTCGCGGTGACATGGTATTTGGCCGAAGTGATGACATCGTTGGCCGCGCTGATGTCGGTGATTTTCCAATCAAATTTCATTCGACCACCTTTTCAATCCAGGACGTTATTGCCTCGTCCCATTCATACAATTTGCCGTCATTAGGCATGGGAACGGGGGCTTGCCAATTGCACGAAAATTCATCCAGCACCCACGATTTGAATGGGCTGGGCGGGATAAACGCATCACGGGCGCGGTCATACATATAACCCACACCGGCGTAATTTTTCCGCAAGGCTTGCCCGCCATCCGGCTGGCCGTCAGGGCCGTAATGAATCCCGCCGCGGGTGTTGTAGCTGGTTTGAATCCACTCGCCTGGGGTCTTGTCCACGAACGTGTCGAAATAATCCGGCTCGGCCACAATGACCGCCAGCACCACGCCGTCCAAAACTTTTGCAAAGTGGCTCATCCTGTGTATGTCCCCGATGATGTGAATTTATGGTACGTGTAACCGGCATAGGTGTAAACCGTGCCGCCCGAACCACGCTGTGCGCCAGGATAGCGAACAATGACAATGCCGGAACCGCCAGCGCCACCAGCATAAGTGCCGGTTGAACCGCTGCCACGCGAACCGCCGCCGCCGCCGCCGCCGGTGTTGGCTGTGCCAGCTACGCCATTCGAAGCATTGCCGGACGCGCCGCCGCCGCCAGTGCCGCCCGCCGCTGTGCGGGAAACGCTTTCAGTGCCGCCGCCGCCGCCGCCAGCAAAAAATCCTGATGCGCCGCTACTGGTAGCCGTTGCCCAGGTAGTGAAATCGTTGGTTCCAATACCGCCAGCACCGCCAGCTGAACCATCTTGACCGGCTGCGCCTTTGCCACCGCCGCCAGCTGATTGACGCGGGCTGACTTGACCAGCACCGCCGTTGCTGCCTTGGCCCGCTGTGGCTGTGCCGCCAGCGGTTCCGGCTTCGCCTTGACCGCCGCCGCCGGAACCGCCGTTGGTGGATTGCCCACCAATAACACCCTGACCAGCACCACCAGCGACCGCGGTATAAATACCAAACACCGAATCATTGCCGCTGTTGCCGCCGCTGGTTGAACCGGCGCCACCAGCGCCAACCGTTACTGTGGTGCTGCTGGATGGCTGCACTTGGGCGCCTGTGACGTAAACTACGCCACCAGCGCCACCACCGCCGCCGTTTGTTGCGCCGCCCGAACCACCGCCCGCCACAATTACAACCTCAACTGAATAAGGCAAAGGCGCCCAGGTTTGGTCACCACGCAAAAACGTGGTGGCGTTGGCCGTGCCGGTTGCCAGGCGGGCTGTGCCCACCGTGCCGGTGGACAGGTTGGACGCGTTCAACGATGTCAGCGAAGCGCCCGAACCGCTGAAGGCCGTGGCGCTCATGGTTCCCGAAACACTCAAAGTTCCAGTGGATGGGTTGAAACTTAGTTTTGAACTGGCAACGTATTCGGTCGAAACCGTGCCCGTGGTCACATCCACAAACGTCAGGTAGCGCGTGGCGTTGGTGGTGGTGTCATCGGAAATCGTGACGCCCCCAGCTGCTGCCGACCAGGTGAAGCCCGAACCGTTCCAGGTCAACACCGTGCTGGCAGTCGTTGGCGCCGCAATGAACGAAGTGTTGGCCGCGCCGGTTTGGTACGGGATGCGGTTGGCCGCGCCGCCGTCCAGGTTGGTTGCGGTTGTTGCACTTGTTGCGGTTGTTGCGGTTGCAGCGTTGCCGCCGATGCTCAACGATGACGCCGTGCCGGTCAGGCCAGTGCCCGCGCCGGTGAACGAAGTGGCCGAAAACACGCCCGTGGACGGGTTGAATTGCAACTTGGTCGAACTGACAAATTCGGTCGTAAGGTTGCCAGCGGTTTGGTTGGCAAACAGCGGGTAACGCGTGGCGTTTGTCGTGGTGTCATCAGTCACCGTGGCGTAAGCCGTGGGCGTTGTCCAGGTTGGCAAGCCAGCGCCGCTTGAAGTCAAAACCTGGCCGCTTGTCCCGCTTGAACCGTTTACCGACAAAGTGGTGTTAAACCGCAATGTTGTAAAAGTTCCAGCCAAAGGCGTTGTGCCGCCAATGACCACGTTGTTCATCGTGCCAGCGGCAATCGGCGCAATCCCTAAACCGCCGACAGGGTTAATACGTACAGTGCCAGTGCCGGTCGGGCTTATATCGACCTGGGCGTTGGCTGGGTTTATGTTGGCCGCAACGTCAACGGTGATGTTGTTTCCACCACCGCCGCCCCATTGCAGCTGGGCCGTGCCGCTTGCATTCCGCAACGCGCCGCCCGCGCTGTTGGCCGCATCAAAATACGGGCCAACAAACTTTGTGGTCGCCGTGATTGTTGTGCCGGTGATTGTGTTCGCAAGTGTCCCGCCAATCGCTGGGGGGCTGGACAAATCCAAAGTGCCGCCCAGCGTCAAACTGCCGGAAGTGGTAACCGTGCCAGTTAGGGTTAACCCGCTAACAGTGCCGGTTCCGCTGACCGATGTGACCGTTCCTGTGGTTGGTGTCGCCCAGGATGGAACGCCAGCGGCCAAGGTCAAAACCTGACCGTTTGCGCCAGCTGCCAGGAATCCCGTTGTGCCAAATGCGGTTTGGTATGGAACTGAACCCGTTGCGCCGCCAGCCAGGTTTGTGGCCGTGGTGGCGCTGGTGGCGCTGGTGGCTGTGGCAGCATTGCCACCAATCGAAAGGCCGCTTGCTGTGCCCGTCAGGCCCGTGCCTGGGCCGGTGAAATAGGTGCTGGCCGTGACAATCGTGCCGGTGACAGCCGCGGCAGTCGTGCCGCCAATGGCTGTTCCATCAATTGCGCCGCCCGTAATCGCCACCGAATTCGCATTTTGCGTGGACATCGTGCCAAGGCCCGACACCTGGGTGTTGGCAATTGCAATCGCGGTATTGGTCACGCCGGTGACCTGGCCCTGGGCGTTGGTCACAAACACGGGAACCTGGGACGCGGAACCGTAGGTTCCAGCCGTGCCAATGTTGGTGATGCTGAACTGGTAGCCAGCCAGCGTCAGGCCAGTGCCCGCGGTGTAAAGCGCATTGTTCGAAAACTGCGTGAACGTGATGGGCGTGACGCCCAACGTGCCGCCAGGTTGGTTGGTACAAACCCAGGCCGAACCGCCATACAACGTGCCCGACAGCACAAACAGGTATGCGGCCAGGTATTCGGCATAAGTGTTGGCGTCCGATGCCCGTGACCAGGCGCCAGCTGCGGCCACATAAATGCCGTTGTTGGCGCCGGTGGTTTGGTCTTTGACCAGGATACGGTCGCCCGCGGTCAGCGTGGCGGGCCAATCGCCACCAGCTTGGACAGCCAGGCCCGACAGCGTGATGTTGCCGGTGGTGGTGAAGTTTGCGGGTTGCTTGAATGCCAGCCCCTGGGCAACTGCATCAACATAAGCCTGGTTGACGATTGACGTTGGCCCGCTTGGGGCCGATGTGATTGTGCCGGTGGTCAAATCCACGTTGGTGAACACGCCGGTGGATGGCGTAATCGAACCAATTGGCGAACTGTCAATCGTGCTGTCGGTGATATGCAACCCCGATTGATTGGGGTTGATGTTGGCGTAAAAAGGCGTTCCAGCTGGGCCAATCAGCGTCACAAGGGCGAAGGTTGGTTCCGGCTGAAAAATCCCCTGGACGGGGACGATGTTGATGGTTTGCGTTACAGCGGCTTCATTCGCCATGACGCTTCCTTAATCAGCTTGGACGGCGGTGATGTAAAGGGTGTTCGTGCCGCTACTAATCCCCTTGATGTAAAACGGCGCCTTTGGGGCCGCAATCACAATCGGAAAAGTCATTGCCGCTGGAAGAACAAACGAACCTGCATTACCAGTGCTGGCAATTGCTGGGGTTGCAACCGTGCCGGATGCGTTGCCCATTTCAATGG